AACGCTCAAAACACTGCTCGAAGCGGACAAAAGCGTCGTTTCGGAAGTGTTCTGGACGAACGGCTGGTGCAACGCCTGGATGTACGACCAGAGTGGCGGAATGTCGCAGGGATGGAAGGAGCCCGGACTCTATAAGGTCGGTTTTACGGGAGCCTGTACCCTCATAACGGATTTTACGCTCATGAGAGGCATCAACTACTCACGGATCCCTAACATCTTAAACGTGCTCCGCGGCGAGGACAGATGGTTCGGTATCAGGGCGGCGTGTGCCGGAGTCGAGATGTGGCTCGACACACATTGCCCTGCCACTCATCTGTTCACCCGCGACGAGTACGCGGAATACATGAGGAGGAAAACAAATGGCAACTGATACAACTTTGAGCGGGGTAAAACTCGCGCTGCGTATAACGGTGAACGATTACGACAGCGAGCTGTCGAATCTGATACTGGCGGCGAAACAGGATCTCGGCGTTGCCGGCGTTGTCCTCCCCGCGGCACTGGACCCGATAGTAACACGTGCGATCATAACGTACTGCAAGATGCACTTCAGTTCACTGACACCCGCTGAGTATACGCATATCAAGGCGGCGTACGACGAGCAGAAGGCGCAGCTGGTTACCTGCACCGGCTACACAAACTGGGGGTGAGGCAATGAGACGCAGCAGCGTTCTGACCCTCATCGCCGAGGATCCTGGCGCTCACGGCGTGTTTGAACAGCACACCGAGACAAAAAGGACCGTATTCTGCGACGTCTACTCCGTTTCGAGAGACGAATATTTCCGGGCTTTGAATAACAATATGCGTCCGAGCTACGTCTTCAGACTCGCCGACTATGCTGAATACAAGGGCGAAAAGGTCTGCGAGTTCGAGGGCGTGCGGTACGCGGTCGTACGCACGTATGAAGACAATGGAGCGATAGAACTGACCGTCGAGGAGGCCACGGTCGACAGGACGGCCATCCTCCCGGCTACGACAGAGGCGGTGACGACATAATGGATGAGATCATAACAATCTTGAGTGCTCAAGGCTTTCGATGTGCCCATTATGGTTGGAGCCACGCACCGGCCGGTGATTACGTTGTGTGGGCTGAAGACGGCGCTAACGATCTCGGCGCTGACGACCACCATGTCGAACACGTCACCCAGGGAACGCTCGACCTCTTCACACGTGACGATTCGGGAACGCCCAGAACGACCATCGAGGCCGCTCTGGACGGAAGATGCGCCTGGTATCTCAACTCGATACAGTTCGAGGAGGATACCGGCTATATCCACTATGAATGGATTTGGGAAATCTAATGGCAAAGATTGAATTTCCTGACTTTGATGTCTACGTCAAGCAACTCAAGCAGCTGGGTGCGGATATAGACGGCGTTATTAAATACGCCTCTTACGACGCCGCCGGCATGGTCGCAGACGCCATCAAAGCTAATACGCCCGTTGACTCTGGTGATCTCCGGGAAAGCCTCGTGCTGACGACCTACAAGAACGAGAACGGTTTTATCCACACTAAAGTCATGTTCGACGGGTACGACAGCAGAGGGGTCCCGAACGCCATCAAGGCGAGGGTCCTGGAAAGCGGCAATTCGACCCACAGAAAGCATCCGTTCATCCGGCCCGCGGTCAACCGGGTCAGAAGTTCAGCTATCAAGTCCATGGAGAATCAGCTGGACAAGAAAATCAACGAACTCATGAAAGGAAGTTAAGATATGGCTGGAATTGGCCTTTACGGCGTTTATTATTCCAAAGCTACCATCGCTGACGGCATCGTTACCAAGTATGCCGGTATTCAGCAGATGGGCAAGGCTATCTCCGCCTCGTTTGAGCAGACCGAGGGTGACAACAATCCCCTCTATGCTAATAACGCTATAGCGGAGAACAATGCCAGCAGCGGCTCCGGCGGCACCCTGACGCTCACCCTGGACAAGCTCACGCAGTCCGCTTTTGCGGATCTGTTCGGCCTGACCTCAAAGACGAGCGCTGTTACCGTCGGCACGGAAGCGGTATCCGGTACCGGCTTCGACATCGACGGCTCCGAACAGGCCGCTCCCGTCGGTGTGGCGTTTATCAAGTGGCATCAGGAGGGCGATCAGCGCAACAAGCACGAAGTCGTTCTCTTCCGCAACGTCACTTTCAAAATGCCTAACATCGAAGGCCAGACGATGGGCGACACTATTGAGTGGCAGACTCCGGAGATCGAGGGCACGGTCGTCGGTGCCGACGGAACGAATCCGTGGTACATGACCCGTGTGTTCCCGACCCAGGCTGCTGCCGTTCAGTTCATTACGGACCAGTTTGCTGCACCTACTCCCTGACGGGAGCTGACGAGATAAGGAGGAAAAAATGAAAGTATCATACATCGAGCTTCTCGGCCGGAAGTATCCTCTCTGCTTCAGTCTTGCCGCTTCTCAGAAGATCTCCGACGAGTTCGGCGGCATGGATAAGATGCAGGAAGCTCTCGGCAGCGGCGACATCGGGAAGATGGCTCACGCCGTGGACGTCGTTCTCTCGACGCTCATGGACGCCGGGCAGATATATTGCCGCATGGCAAACATGGAATGTCCGGAGCCGCTCAGCTGCCGACCGGCAGACGTTATCGACCTCTCTGATCCTGAAGCCATCAAGACGATATTCGCCGCGATGGCTGTCGGATCCGAACGTGATGTCGAGGTAGCGTCAAAAAACGTGACGCCCACGCAGGGGAAGTAAGCTCTGCGTGGGTTTACTACATGGGACACCTCGCCGGCCTCACACGGAATGAGGTGTCCCACCTTCCCATCGGGGAAGTATTTGACCAGATAGCGTGCTATCAGATAATGCACGGCGCAAAGGAACGTAAAGTCCTCAAGGGCGACTTATTTGAGCAAATGCAACAGTTAGGCGGTGGTTAAATGGCCAAAGCCGATATCGGCCCGAAAATCGGTATAGATGGCGAGGCTGAATTTAAAAGGCAAATAAAGGACATCAACAGTTCACTGACGACGCTGAGCACGGAAATGAAGACCGTTACCAGCGAGTTCCAGAACAACGCAAATTCAGCGAAGTCACTCACCGAGCAGAACAAAGTCCTTAAAAAACAGACAAGCGAGCTCAGCGATAAGCTGAAGGTCCAGAACCAGGCGCTCGAGGCAGCTCGCAAGGCGTACGGAGACGATTCTGCCGAGGTCCAGAAATGGCAGAACGAGATAAACAAAACTCAGACTGCTCTGAATAACGCCAACGCACAAATAGAGAGAAACAACGACCTTCTGAGCGAGAAACGTGTTGCGGTCCTGAAAGGCGTCGCAGAAGGTTTCGCCGCTATGGCCACGGCTGCGGTCGCAGCTGCTACGGCGGTAGCGAAGCTGACGCTCGACTCGTCCAAATGGGCCGACGATCTCAACACCCTGTCGAAGCAGACAGGCATCTCGACGGAAGATCTCCAGAAATACCAGTATGCGGCCGACCGGATAGACGTTTCCCTGGATACCCTGACGGGGTCCATGTCGAAGCTCACGAAGAACATGAGCTCGGCAAAAGACGGGACCGGCACGGCTGCGGAAGCCTTCGAGTCTCTCGGCGTTTCCATCGTAGACGCTAACGGAGATCTCCGGGACAACGAAGACGTATTCAAAGACGCCATCAAGGCTCTCGGCCAGATGGAAAACGAGACCGAAAGAGACGCCACTGCGATGGCCATCTTTGGCAAATCAGCTCAGGAGCTTAATCCGCTGATACTCGGCGGAGCTGAAGCGCTTGAGGAGCTAGGCGCTCAGGCTGAAGCCGCGGGGCTCATCCTTGAACAAGACTCGCTGGATAAGCTGAACGAGCTCAAAGACGCCACCGACGGCCTCAAGGCCACAACGGAAGCTGCCGGCCATGCGTTCTCCGTTCAGTTTGCGTCTCCGATGGCTTCCGCGGTCAATCTGGCCACCGGTTACGTTGAGCAGCTGGTAGGTTCTTTCGATGGCGGGTTCTCATCTATGGGTCAGGTCGTCGGCCAGATCCTGACGGATATAACGCAACAGATAAACAATTATCTGCCTGATGTAATCAGCCTCGGTATGGAGATAATCATGTCTCTTGTAGAGGGCGTCACGCAGATGCTTCCGGATATCGTTCAGACTTGTATTGATATTATTCTGACGATTGTCGATTCTCTTACGGAAAATCTGCCGGAGCTTATCCCGGTGGCTGTGGAGGCCATCCTGACGCTCACAGAAACGCTTATAGAGAACATCGACCAGCTCATCGACGCAGCCATTGAGCTTATTCTTGCCCTGGCTGACGGTCTTATAGAGGCGCTGCCGATACTTATTGAGAAAGCACCGACTATTGTCGAGAAGCTCGTCGATGCCGTTATAGAAAACGCCCCGAAGCTGCTTGAATCTGCGCTTGAGCTCATCGTAAAACTCGCTGAGGGTATAATCGACAACCTGCCTAAGATAGGCGAAGCGGCCCTAGACATAGTTGAAACAGTTGGCAAAGGTATTGCGGACAGTTTCGTCACTTTTCTCGACATGGGCCGAAATATAGTCGAAGGCATCATAACCGGCATAGAGGACGCGGCCGAATGGGCATGGGAGAAGATAAAGGAATTCTTTGGCGGAGTTATCGACCGCGTAAAGGATTGGCTCGGCATCCACTCCCCGTCCACGGTGTTCGCTGAAATAGGTAAATACATGGCGCAGGGCATCGGCGTCGGCTGGAATAGCCAGCTCGGCTCCGTATCGAGAGACATCAACTCCTCGATGGATTCCCTGCTGCCATCCTCCACGGCGAATATCGGCGTCGTTTCTTCCATGCGCGGCACGGGGATCCGCGGGGCCATGGCCGACTCGGTCAACGCTCTCGGGTCTCTGCTCGGCGGAGGCGGCAGCGGAGCCGGCGACCTGAACCTTGTGTTCAACGTCAACGGCCGTGAGTTCTACCGTGCGACCCTGGCTGACTTCCGTCTGATCCAGGCGCAGAACCCGATTATACTGAATGACTTTTAAGGGGTGAGTTAATGGTTCAGCTTGTTATAAACGGTACGACTTATCCCGAAACGAGCAACGATAAATACCAGGTATGGATTGAAGACCTCGGGCAGATGCTCAGGATGGCCGGCGGCAACCTCGTCTTCGAGAAGCGCGGACAGGTCTATAAGATAAGCTACGCTTACGACTACTTTACGCCGTTCCTCCTCAACAAATGCTTGACGGACCTGAGAGCCGGCAACGAGGTACAGGTCGGGTTCCTTCTCCCGGACGGTTCCTCCGGATCCGGCCTGTTCAGGTGTACGAAGTTCCCTTCGCCGACCTTCGCCTTCTCGAAAGGCTTCGGCGAGGACGCAAAAGGATACTGGCATGGCATCAGCTTTGAACTGGAAGGGGTTGAAGTGATTGCTGACAACAACGGAGAACTATAAATCCGCAATAAACGCCCCGACCAGAAAAATCGTCCCGAAAGCGGTCATCGACCTGAGCGACCCTGACCTTGTTGTGTCATCTGTAACGGGAGATTATGAATCAGCATACTCATTCCCCACACAGTTGAGTGACAGAGATTCGGGTTATTCCGGGGGCATATATGCGACCCTTGAATTTAACAGATGGCTTTTAGATGGTTCACAATCCATCATGCCGGACACGCCCTCGACTCGCACGGGTGAGCAAGGGGTCATTGGTGATACCCTTTCAGATGGTGATTGCTTGAACGGCACGACTCTTGTCGAAACGATTTCGGGTGTCGATACCTTGCAAGTTATTACGGTTTGTGCAACGGGGCTGGCGGTGGACGGCTATCCGACCCAGTTGACCCTTAATATCTACTCCAACGGAACTCTTTTATATACGGACACCCAAGAACCGACAGGCTCGTTTTTCCTGTTTGAGGGGTTCACGGTCATTCAGCCCACCGACCTTGAACTGGTAGTTGACAGTTGGTCTTTACCATCAAGGCGGTATCGGTTTGTCGAGTTCCTCGCTGGGTTCGTTGAGGTTTGGGGCGGTGAAACGATATTCGACATGAATGTCATCCGCAAGTCGGACTTTTCGAATCTGACTATGCCTTACTCGTCCGCCTCGCTGTCGATAGACAACACCTCTAAACGATTCGACCCGGCGAATAAACAGGGCGTGTTTCAGAGTGTCACGGCTCGTCAGCCCGTTCCCCTTTTCTTCGGGGTGCAGATTGGCGATTCTTACGAATATGTACCCGTGGGCATCTACTATCAGCAGAACCTCGGCTGGCAGCTTAACAATGACGGCATGACGATTCAGTGGGATCTAATTGACATCATCGGTTTGCTGGTCGAACGAAAGTTTGAACTGCTCGGCACCCAGCCCACGACCCTGACAGGATGGATAACCGAACTAGTCAATCAGCTTGGCACGACCTTTTCAGGACACTACACGATAGACGGGGCACTCGGTTCGACTTCCCTTGTCTGCGATCCTAACGATATAGTCGATATTTCATGCGGTGACCTCTTGAGGTTCGTCTGTCAAGCCTCGTCCACTTATGCGGTATCAGACCCCGAAACGGGCTATCTGCATATAAAGGCACTGGACAACTCGTCACAGGATTATGTGACTATGCGGATGCAGAACAACGTGGCAAGTTCCAAAGCGAACACGGATATATCGTTCCTGTCCTTTGACTTGGGCGGAACGCTCTACAACATCCCCGGCACGGCGGAAGTTTCTGATAAAACGGTCAACATAAAGAACCCGTTCATCACGACTCAACTGGAAGCTGTTTCGGCAGCGCAGATGATTCTCCAGCAGTACGGCGGTGATGTCCTCGACCTGAAGGTTCGTGGCGATATGTCCCGTGAAGTCGGGGATATGGTTTCCGTTGAAGTTCTCCCCGAAGTGAATGTATCGGCGAGGATTCAGGAACAGCACCTTACGCTGAATAACGGCGTTATGACGAATTTAGCCTTGACTTGCTTACAGGCGAACGGCGGACAACTCTACACCGATGTCATCGTTATCACCGAAAGTGGTACTTATACGATGCCCTCTGGGGTAACGGAAATCACCCTTGTTCTCATCGGTGGCGGTGACGGCGGACAGGGCGGTGACGGTGCGACCTGTTACTACTACTCCAACAACAGAGATGCCGGAAAAGGCGGTGCCTGTGGTCAGGGCGGAAAGGTCTACTCGACACCCGTCACGATCAATGACGGTCAGAACTACACCGTGGTCATCGGTGCCGGAGGCACTGGAGGCAAGGGCGGAGATTGGTCTTATACTCCTTACCCCTCATGGGATGCTTATGGGCGGACGAACAAAGGTTCACTCGGCACTGCCGGACAGCCCACGACTTGCACCTTTAGTACGACCTTTACTTCAGCGAGTGGCGTGAGGATGCCGACAGGATATGCCGACCTCTTGACCAATAAGATATACGCCCTCAACGGACAGGACGGGCTTACAGACCAGCGGAACGGCTCCGTCGGAGCAAGCGGAAAGCCCAACACTGGCTGGGGCGGAAACGGCGGTGACGGCGGTGGACAGGCCGTTGTTGAGTGGCATACATGGAAAGACTTTGCTCCAAGCCAAGACATCCCCGTGCAGTTAGTTCCTATTATTGCTGCTGCCAACGGCTACGATTGGACTTGGGGACAAGATTACTCACAGGTCTACATCAAGAAAGACCCGACAGCCGGGAAAGCCGGAGGCAACGGCGGTTCGGGATGTTGTTTGATATTCTATGCGAGGTGATTAAATGAGCATACTTGATACATTAGTCACCGACAGAACACAGGAAGATGTCGATTACGCAAGAGGTCTATGTCTTAAAGGAAAAGACATGACGGCGGACGAACTGACCGATTTTCTGTCATCGCTGAAAGGGATGTACAACTACACCGACCTCAATCGTGTAGAAACGGCGGTCGATTATGTAGCAACCGAACTCGTCCAAGCCGACACTGATATACGCCAGTATGCAACGGACATGGGCGTGGCGTGGGATTCGGCGTTTGAAGTTCCTTACGACCCGTCAGATTATTCCCTGACGGTCAAGACCGATTGGGACGAGGAGGACATCCCGTCCGCCACGCAGATGGCTCGTTATATCGGCAACCTCATTCTCATCCGTGATGCGATACAGGATGCCTCAAACGCATGGATACCCGATTCCATGAACATGATTGACTACCAAATAGCGAACGACATCGAGAAACTCTTGATAGATGTCGATGTGGCGGTGGCGTTACTGGTCGCAACTAAAGAGGGGCTTATCCGTTCGGCACTGGCGGTCAACTATTCAGGCGAAATCTACTCCGGCGAGGGGGAAGCATAAATGCAAGATAGAATAAGCAATCATCCAAACCGATGGGTCTTGACACCCGTCACGGGCGAAA